ATCTCACTTTCTGACATCTCACTTTTTGGAATGTCAGAATTATAATTCATAGACGCCCTTTTGATAGATAGATTTAATCTCTGTTTCATAATATCGAATTGAAAATCAGATATTTTTACATCTGAAAAGAATCTGAATATATGACTCCCTCCATTTCCAGGAGGTTTTTTTCTGATTTTTCGCAAATATCCAGCCTCTTCAAAGATTTTGAAATACTTATCGATTGTCTTCCGGTTAACGCCTTTTCTTTTAGCTATCTCATCCGGATAGACTTGCCAATTTGGGTGATTCGCCAGCACCACCATCATGATGCCAACCGCTGTAAAATCCAGCGCAGGATCGTTGATAAAGCTATTACTAACAGCAGTATAATTTTCAGTCGCATTCTTGAAAGATAAATTGACAATCTAAATTTTTAAAGTCTGTCATACAGTCTCCTTTCTCCTCACTTATTCCTAATCATTTTGTATCTTTCTATGCAGTATGTTCCATTTCGGGAACGTTCTCGCTAAAAAAAATAGTGATTTTTTCCATTGGCAGTCCAAAAATCTTTGTGATTTTCGCAAGTTCGTCGGCACCGATAGAAACTAAGCCGTTTTCACGTTTAGCGTATGGTGTACGTGATTTCCAACCCATCTTGTGAGCCACTTCATCTTGTGTCATGCCACTAGCAATCCGTTCAGCTTTTAATCGTTTCAGATTAACTGTCATAACGTGTTCTCCTTTTAGTATTATTCGTTCCCGATGTGGAACAATCTCATTATAACTCTATCTGTTCCATTTTGTCAACTGTTTTTTCAAAAAAATTAACAAAAAATGTTTTTTTGTGTTTCTCTTGTATTTATTCGGGAACGATGGTATAATTAACTTATCAAATAAAAGGAACTAAGAAACATGAGAACTAATGAAGAAATCATTTCTTTAATCCAGGAAGAAGCAAAAAAGAAAGGGATGTCTATGAGCGAGTTAGCTAGACGCGTTGGAATAGCTAAATCGACAATGTCTAGGTACTTCAATAAGACTAGAGAATTTCCACTCAATAAGGCTGACGATTTTGCTAGAATCTTCAATATTACTCCAGAATTTCTTTTAGGAATTCAAAAAGAAAATAAAGAAAGACCCGAAATCCTAACTATCTACAACCAACTAGAAGAACCTAGACAAGAGAAAGTCCTCGACTTTGCCAATGCTCAACTTGATGAGCAGGAAAGTTCTAAGGTTGCTTCTATCTTTGAAAAAGTAAGCAATGAAGATTATATCATTGACTACGTTGAGGGATTGGTTGCAGCAGGACATGGAACGCTTCAGGAAGATAATCTACACATGGAAGTCAAGCTCAGATCTGAAGATGTGCCCGAAGACTACGATACTATCGCTAAGGTTGCTGGTGATAGCATGGAGCCACTCATAGAAGATAATGACCTGCTATTTATCAAGGTCACTAGTCAGGTTGATATTAACTCAATAGGCATCTTCCAAGTGAATGGCAAGAACTTCGTCAAAAAGCTTAAAAGAGATTATGACGGTTCCTGGTACTTGCAAAGTCTGAATAGTGGATATGAAGAAATCCACTTGTCAGAAAACGACGACATCCGAACAATCGGAGAGGTCGTAGATATTTATAAAGTTTAAAAAATTTAGCGCAATTAAGAAAGGAATATAAAATAATGGCTAAATATGTGAAACGTTGTCCAAAGTGTGGCAGTGATCAAATTGAATACATGATGCAGGACCGTAAAGGTTTCAATGGTTGTGTTGGGTGCATCGGATGGATGATTGCCTGGCCGTTTGTACTACTCGGATTAGTAGGTAAAAAAGGAAAACACAACTGGCACTGTCGAAACTGCGGATGTGTCTTTAAATCTAAGAAATAAAAAAAGCCCCACGCTCTCAAAGTTTGGCGACTCCGAGCGTGAGGCTTACGACAAGAAAGGATTTTCATGGAGGTAACCTCGCATGATGTCTTTTCTTGTACCTATTTTATCAAAAAAATGAGGTAAAAACAATGGCGTATTTCAGAAAAAGGGATAACGGTTGGGAATATCGCATCTCTTACAAAGATAACACTGGTAAATATAAGCAGAAATCAAAGAGCGGATTTAAAACAAAAAAACTTGCTCAAGCAGCAGCAAGAGAGATTGAAGAAACTCTGACTGAAAATATACTGATGAACAAGGATGTTACGCTTTATGATTTTGTAAAAACTTGGTCCGATGTTTACAAGCGACCGCACGTTAAGGATAAAACGTGGGATACGTACACGAAGAATCTCAAGCATATCAAAACATATTTTGAAGATTTGAAAGTAAAGGATATAACGCCCCTTTATTATCAAAAAAAATTAAACGAGTTTGGCGAGAAATACGCTCAAGAAACACTAGAGAAATTCCACTATCAGATTAAAGGTGCTTTGAAAGTCGCAGTCAGAGAACAAGTGATCAGCTACAATTTTGCTGAAGATGCCAAAGTGAAGTCACAAATCGAAAACCGAGCAGAAGAAAACGACTTCTTGGAAGAAAACGAATATAAGTCTCTAATTTCGTCCACTCGCTCGAATATCCAGTACGTGTCCTATTTCACTCTATACCTGCTTTCAGTCACTGGTATACGCTTCTCTGAGGCTCTAGGGCTAACTTGGAGCGACATAGATTTGAAAAATGGAATTATAGATATAAACAAGTCATTTGACTATTCTAAGACGCAAGATTTTGCAGGCCTGAAAAATGAAACTTCAAAAAGAAAAGTACCAATAGACAAGAACTCGATTGAAACACTTAAAACGTACAAGAAAAAATACTGGCAAGCAAATATTAAGAACCGTGTTTGTTTTGGTGTGTCTAATTCGGCTTGTAATAAGCTGATAAAAAAGCTAGTTGGCCGACCAGTAAGAAATCACAGCCTGCGTCACACTTACGCATCTTATTTGATTTTAAAGGGTGTAGATATTGTAACCATATCAAAATTGTTAGGTCATGAAAGCCCAGATATCACTTTGAAAGTATATTCGCATCAAATGGAAGCACTCGCAGAAAAGAACTTTGAAAAAATCAAAGAAATATTCCTGATTGCTTGAATTTGGGGCAGATTTGGGGCGAAACTTTAATAAAGCCCATTAAATCAATAGTATTTAATCCGTCTACCGCCTTTCAGTACC